GTCATTTCCAAGTGAACGAAACGGTTAGCCAACGGAGCAGGCATACGGAATGTAACACCCTTGTCAGTTTCTCGATTACCCGCCGCAACCATAACAACATTGTCTGGCAATTGGTAAGTGCCAACACGGCGATTCAAAATTAGCTGATAAGCCGCAGCCTGTACACTAGGTGCGGCCGAATTAAGTTCGTCCATAAACAAGATAATTTGTTTATGTTTTTTAGCAAATTCCATACTAGGCAATTCGCTAGGAGGTGCCCAACGCATAGTGCCTTCGTTGCTGTCAAAATATGGAATACCTTTGATGTCGGTAGGTTCCCAAAGACTTAAACGTACATCGATTACGTGAGCTTCGAGCTCTTGGCCCAACTGCTTAACAATGTCGGACTTTCCAATTCCGGGAGGACCCCAGAGAAAAATTGGACGCTTGCTTTTAAATGCCTTACGCAGGGATTTTTTAGCATTTTTTGGACCGACTGTGCGGCTGATAATCTCGCTCATATATTTCCTTAAAGTTAGCGGGGTTACAAATTTACTGTATGTATGTATTATAGCGCCAACTAGGAGTTTCGTCAAGCGTTATTTGTCTTAGCTAATTCTTTTTCACGCTCGTTCATGGCTTTAATTAGTCCAAATTTTCGTATATCGTCCGAGAAGAGATAGAGCTCAAAACTTTTACGTTCGGAAAAAACAGTAATACTTTCCGTTGTTAGATAGTACGGGCTGTCCATGTATCTTTCTAAAAACACAATGGTTTGGGGACTCAGTTCGATTGGTTCGGTAAATGGTACTTCATAATCGGCTAAGCCCAAATCTTTAACCAAAAATTCGTAACCGTCCTCACTGAGACGAAACGCAGATTGTTTATTGACTCGAGTTGATTGCCACCATTTGCGAGAGTATAATTTTACATTCGCATCATCAATACTTTTCCCCCAATTCTGTAAAAATATTTTGGTGAGAGTATCTCTGGGTATCATTTTATAATAGTACCTTGGGTTAGTTTAACCACTTGAAAGTCTTCTGTGCCAAAAGTAAGATTTAATTTTTTGGCAAGATTGTGAGCATGTCCAGGATTTGAAAAACTAACTTTTTTGTATTTGGGACCAGGGTACGAAGTAAGGCTATTGAACGATTTAAGATTGAATGGCTCCGCCTTATAAAAGACAGCCCAAATAGCATCTGCCTCCAGAATCTGTTCTGCTTTATAAGTCTTCTTATTGATGTACTCTAGCAGTACTTTTGGTTTTGGTCTTGACACGATGCGTACCTCAGTTATATACGCATATATTTATCCTATTTCGTATCAAATCCGCCACCGTCTAATTGCACAGTAACTATTTCGGCACCTTGACTATTTTTAAGAGTGTTATGCAATGTTTCGTAGTCTTGTAACAGTTTATCTTGTATTTCTAACAGAGCTAGATTTAATAGCCTGGCCTGTTGAATAGTCATTTTAATCTCAGAATGACGTGCCAACTCGGCGGCTCTAAGCAACTGCGCAAATTGTGTAACAGGAGTTAAATTAATCTGATTTTGCATTGGCTAGTATTGTTTTCATTTCTAATTCAGATTTAAATGGTCCTTTATAATCATTTCTCTCTAATGTAATTACTTTGGGACAAAAACTCTTAACCCAACCTTTGTTAAATTTAATTGTATAGTAACCCGCACAATACAAACTCTTACTAGCATTACTTTTTGTATATAATGGTAACTTACGTCTTACATCATACATTGCATTGTAAGGACTACTACTGGTCGGAAATCCATGGCATCCGTAAACATCGGGCTGTGTAACTTTGACTTTTGTTCCGGTTAAAAAGAAGTCTTCTCCAAACTGTTTAGTGAGGTCTTGTTTTTTATTAAACATTACCTCACCATTAGTGCTACTTAGAATAAATTTATTATTTTCTTTTTTATGTAATGTCGCAATTTTGGTTCCACCCTGTTCAATGATCCAAAACTTACCATCTACAATGGGCTTTGCGTGTATTTCTGTCATAGTTGTTCCTCAAATAAATGTTGTGCCGACACTGTAGTTGGATACTTTGCTTGGAACGGCTCAGCATACGATTGAATGTTATCTGCAATTTTTTTCATGTCCCAAGCATTGCAGAATTTAAGCATACGAATACCTACTTGATCTACAGTCTTAGGTACAGCATTGGTTTCGATTGTTTCTCGAATACATTGTTTAATATCATCTGGCTGTGCTGTTAAATCGCATAGATGTACGTTGCGCAAGTAGTCTTCTAATACTCTATGTTCTACACCATTGTGGTCGACCCAACGTTGCAACATGAGATTGTTCCAAGAATATCCGCGAGCATTACGATCTTCAAACGCTTCAGTAAGGCCAACTTTGTTTTTACTACCCTTAGTACGCACACCGGGATATGCACTAAACACATTGTCACTGGTATCGCCACGCATACACTTTTCAAACAGCATCCATTCTGGATCTTGAGCGACTTTAGGCTCGCCCGTTTTCTTGTCTTTGACGGGTTTGCCCTTGGCATCGAATGTGCCTTCATGTGTAATATGTAAATCGCCCACACCGTTATACTGGCTCACATTGCTACTGATCAACTGTGCAAAATCCCCGTCTGTTGAAATAATGACATGTTTAGCATCCGGATGAGTTTGTGTCCAGCCTGCAATCAAATCGTCTGCTTCTAAACGAGGATGCTGTAGGATAGTAGCATTAGTCTTTTCAGTAACAAACTTTTTAAACTCATCAAATGCTTCCCAGAATAGCTTGTCTTCTTCTTGTTCTCGAACAGTCATTGCACTGCGAGTTTCTGCACGATTGGCTTTGTAAGGCTTGTAAAAGTCTTTGCGCCAGCTTCGACCTTCGAGGCAGAATACCACATGGCTACCGCCAAAGTCATGCCATGCTTTTTTGATACTGTTAAGTGTGATATGAAAAGCCATACCAAGTTTAATATCAGCAGAGCCTTGAACAACGTGTCTAGCACGAAAAAATGTATTTGCAGTATCAACTATAATATATGTCATTTAACTTCCGCTTTTCCGTTACCAATTTTACTTACATTAATATAACCAGCCGCATGTCTTGCTGGGTCTGCAACACCTGATTCAGCTAGCATATTTCTTGCTAGGTCTCTGAACCAGCGGTCGACGATTTCTTCTTCCGGGTCACCTTCGAATCCATAGCCGGCTTGTTTCAATTGTACTATAAACTCTGGGTTCCAGTCAAGCTCAAAGAATCCATTTCTAATATTATCTTTGTTAACATGAGTATCCAACACACTTACCCAAGATTCGCCTTTTCGAGTAGCACGTTCCTTTGGGGACAGTTTGGCAATCTCTTCAGCCTCTTGCGCTTCCTTAGTTTTTTCTTGCGCTAACGCTAGTTCTTTTTGAGCCTGAATTTTTTCGGCTTCAAGTTTGTCAATACCAAACAATCGTTTAATAAATTTATTCATTAAGTTCCCCACTCATTTTTAAATAGTGGCACTTGTAAACGATCACTGTAACGCAATCCATTTTTCATTGCCAGCAATGCTACATTCTTATTGTTCATTGCGTAAACACTTTCTACCCCGCCCACTGGCATTAGATAAACGTGTCCTTTAAATCCAAATGCGCGATACTCTTCTGTGGCTTGCATGGCATCATCAAAATCTTCTTCAGTGGCAATAACAAATTTCAAATATGCAGTGCCAACTTCTTCATATTCACAGACCACTTCTGGAAGGATGGCATCTTCCCACTTCTCGCCACTGCATGGAAGTTTGGCACTTACACTAAATGTAAGTTCTCTACCTACCACACTGTTCCACTTTCTCAAATATTCTTTAAATTCTGGTGTAAGTTTCTGAGTACCATTTGTTTCAAAAGTAATCTCTTTTAAGTCACGCATCTTGGTGTTGTTAATCAAGTCTGGATACGCACGTTGCCAACCCAACAACGGCTCTCCGCCCGTAATCACCAAATGTTCGTCTTTCCAATGATCCTGCGGAAGAATTTCCATAATGCGATCTGCAATCGCTTCGCTTGTAAGCATGGGGCTGAGATTCTTAAAGCGTGGATCCCAGCTGGCATAGCTGTCGCATCCTGTACTGACCAGAGGCAATTCCTTGTAGTCATTGAACATGTGTA